CAGGTGCCCAACGAACAAAGACAGGAAATGACGTGCGCCAGAAACGCGGATACATGATCCCGTACCATAGGCGACCAATCTGGCCCTCCCATGCTGTGGCGTATCGGTTAAGCAGTATCATCGTCGTCCTCCTTGATCCAAGTGTCAGCGAGTGGGCCGTCACCTGCGGGTTTGTAGCCAGCCGCGCGCAACGTCGCTTGCCACTCCTTGAGCATCTCCTCAGACACTGCGGCTTGTTTGAGCATATCACGAATGTTGATCGTCGTCCGCTTTGTTTCAGAAAGTTTCTCAGGCCCGCGGGCATACGCGTCAGGCCATTTGTAGTTTCCGCGACAGTCAAAGCGACCGAGGTCACGAGGCGGCTCGTCGTAGTGCGCGAGCACACGTTTCTCGATCTCCGAGAAGTCAACGTTTGCCAGATGCTCAGTGCGCGGGTCCATCGCTGGGCGATACGACCGCGAGGGCAGCTGCTCACGAATGTTCGGTTTCGACGACGAGAAGCGACCCGTCACAGTGCCTAGCACGTCGGGCGGTGGGTATTCGCCCGCGATCTGCGCTTGTTTGATCTGGCCCGCGCCATAAGCCGCCATGAGCATTAGTTGCAGCGTCTTGCCGCTCTTGTGCGGGTGTGTGATCACGCGTTTGGGTTCGTCAGACATCAGTAGTCTCCGTCAAGCAGAATGTGAGCGCCTGCCTCCCGCATGTCGATCTCTTCGACTTGCAGGTCCTGATCTCGATCAAGGCCAGCCTTCTCGAGTTCGTCGCGCAGATACTTGCGTGCTGTGCCCGCGCCTTGCGCAAGGACAACGGCCACTGCGCCTACGGGCCAGTGTCCATTGAAATAGATCTTAAACAGCTTCATCTATCTTCTCCCACAACGAGGACATTTACCACCAATAAACCGTGGCCATTTAAAACCGCACCACGAGCAAATCAAATCCATTGAAAACATTCTTTTCTCCTAAAAAGGTATCTCGTCTTGATGTTGAGATGAAGAAATCTTGGGCAGTACATGAACTTTGTCCAGAGGCCCTTCCTTGGCTGTCAAGCGATCAACGACGCTAAACAACCTTTCGAATAAAAGATTCTGCAATTCACGAGATTCATCTTTGTAGCCATGATTGTGATGCAACCATTCTTCATACAATGTTGATGCAAGAAAACGGTATCCTTGATCGAATGTCTTCTTGCAGATATAAATCTTTGCACCAGCAACTTTACCAAAACATCCTATTCCAAGGTCTTCAACAGTGACGAAGTCGCTTAATTCAATGTCGCAATCAAGTCGACGAAGAAGAACCTGCGCTTTTTCAAACTGCTCAATGTCGAAGTCATCTAGTTGAACAACTTTAGGTTCAAGTTTGTCTTTTGCGTGGTGTTCCCATTGTTTGCGTGCTGACTTCGATAGTCGATTATTAGACCTGTTACGATTGACAACGCGCATAAAAGCATCTGAAGGTGTGATATACTCATGAAGCAGAACAAGTGAATGCTCAAAAGATCCTTGCTCTGCGAGTATAACAAGCAGTATCACATCTTCGTCGTCACAAGTGATCACAGCATGCTCAATCTTTGTTTTGTAGTCATAAGTGGACTTGATCGACCTGTCTTCCGTGAGAACCTGACCATTAGTGATGTTGTAGGTAAAGATTGAAGCGTTCTGCAATTTATGAGTTTTAACACCTTTGTAGTATGCGGTCTTGTTGATCTCCTTTTTGTGAAATTCAACAACGCCTGAGACAGCGACGGGTGTAGTAGGAAGAAAAATTTCATGCCTACCATGATAACATGTAGTTATCTCAGACCCTGAGACGACGATTTCTGTCCCATAAGTCTCAGCAGGTTCTTCATCAGAAATAGTGCCACCTTCATCAAGACAATTCGAATGTAGTTCGCGATATGCTTGCCACACTTCCCAATCCCTACCCATCTTAGTTGTAAAACCAAGCTTCTCACCGTTCATCGTCACAACGTCAAATTCTTCGTCACGAATGATTGCTTTTTCTGTACCGAACGTGTTTTCTTTTCCTTCAGTGAAAATAGAAACCTTATGTCCCGTGCGAAGAAGCGTTGAGATTGCAAATTTCAAACCTGTACCGAAGTAGCCAATTGCAGAGTCAGAATCTTTTACAGACACGCCTAGGATCGTTACTGCTGCGAGATCAATCGTCTCGTCGTTGTAAAAATAAACTGTCATCTTTGGCGCCCTCCTCGGAACGCAAATGCGGAATGTGGGTCGATTGGTTCGAAGTTCAAAGCGATCATGTCTTTGATGCGTTTTAACGCGCAAGCTGCAATTGCACGATCTGCAATCCGTGACGACTTCGCAAGGTCGTAGCATCGTAGAGCAGCGTCACGCACTTGTTCGTGTGTCGCGTCTTGATCAATCGCACTGACTTGTTCAATGAGTGTCATTTTGTTCTCCGTTGATAACTCAGTTATATCAGTGTGATTGTGTGTGTCAATATTTACCTGACGATCTTGTAGGTAGCACCGGGCCGTCTTGGTAGCCTCGTTTGTGGATAACGCCAAACTCTTTCTTCATCACACGAAGCTGCTTTGGTGTGGGTTCAAAGTCGTCGCCCTCTCTATACCAACGGAGGTCATTGTCATTTGCTCCTGGAGGCCAAACTTTGACCCAACCTTCCATGTCGCGTGCCTCGTCCATAAATAAGAATTGATAAATAAATTCTGAATGTCGCGTGTAAGGAACGCGGTAGAATCTACCATTTGGATCTATCCACCCACAGTCCTGAGTCGTCTCAAGTTCATCTATGAGACGGGGTCTTTGAAACGTGTACCGCATACCAATATATGAAGTTAGCACTTCTTGGTCTCCATCACGTCTGATACCAGCTGGTATGTTTCCTTCATCGACAGAAACAAATTCGTTCATTTCGTCGTCAAGCTCGTACACCCCTGCCCAAGTTGCTAACTTATACAAGTTCCTACAGTCACTTTTTGTTCCATAAACTTGGTACACATGTTCACCGCTTTCTCCAACGTCACGAGCAACAATCTCATAAGACATGTCCGGCAAGTCCAGTTCAACATTCTTTTCAAGTCCAATATAGTACGCGAACAACCTGTTACAGAATTTAAGATGCAGTTTAAAGAAGCGCTCAGCGAAACCTGAGTGACAAGGTCTAGCAATAAAAATAGACGTATTTTCAGTGCAGTCTTTCACTAACTGAACAATGGTCTCATCTTGAACAACTTGGATCATTGTGTGAGGTTCAGGTCTTCTCATAATATCAAGACCAGTGCACGCGAAACCTTCATCTTGCAATGTTTTGGTCATCAAACCTGAACCTGCGCCTATGTCAAGAACAGGGTGGTAACGAAGATGAACGCAAGTTGATAACCACGCTTTGAAATTTTCATTAGGAACGAAAAAATCGAGGTCTGGCATCATACCAGCCTGTAATATAGCCAATGTGTCAGGACAATGGTCTAATTCATCATCGTTATCTTCTTCGATTTCATCAACACGAACAAACCGCCGCGCTTTTTCATGAGGACGCAGTGTGTTGTTGTAAAAGTCTAGCAACGCATGAGCACGCTGCTCAGGTGTGTGCTGATCCCAACCAGGATTGTCAATTTCAGAACGAGGTCGTTGATCAAGTTGCTCGGAATGCTCTTGGTCAGAGTCGTCATTTTTCCAGGTGAATGTGCCTTGCATAGTTGTTATCCTTGTTTAAACGTTAGCGCTTCGCGCATGTGCCAATCTAGGTCGTCGCGCACCGAACCAATGCGATGCGCAACAGAATCAAGCGTGCGCGATGTACTGTGGTCAGTTTCGTTGCGCGCGTCTTGTTCGAACTCCTCAGACAGCGTTTTCAACACGCTGTCCAAGAATGCTTTTGTTTGTTCAGGAGTCATAAATATTCAGCAAGCTTTTCTTGCTACCTCTTGTCTGTCACGAATTTTGTCAGCTTCTTCATTCAAGCAGCTTTCAGGAATACGAAGAACGAAGCCGTCTGCCCACTTCATTGCAACGTCACGTTTAATCTGTTCACACATGTTCTTGACTGAATTACCTCCCGACCATGTTGAACGATTAGACGACGCCATACGCAAAGCTTCTTTGTTTACAGCTAGTGAAAGAGCGTTCTTGTCTTTTCGATCTTGGTTCAACCAAATCGCAGCAGCAACCTCAAGCATTTCATTCTCGATTTTAGTTGAATAGTCAGAAGAAAGTTTTTCTAAAGTTTTTTCTACATCCCATGCAGGCGCTTCAGCAAGTTTCTCTTTGTTGATAATATTTGACATAGTAGACTCCGTTGTTTGATAACTGAGTTATATATCCTAGAAAAGCAGGTGTCAAGCACATTATAACTGAGTTATTAACACCTTCTTTCTCGATTGCGATTTTAACATGTTGGCACATATTATCACCGACAAACGGGCGGAGCCCTCTAAATCCTGACAAGAGGACCGATAATGCCGCGCACAGTTGCAACCGTTCATTCAGATTACACTCGTCGCAATATCCAGTGGTCCCGAATCCGTGACGCGCTTGAAGGTCAGGACGAGATAAAAGAGAATGGTGAAGCGTACCTAAAGAAACCTGACGGCATGACACAAAGCGCATATGACGCTTACAAAGATCGTGCGCAATTCTTCCCAGTCATTGAACGCACACTGCGCGGAATGTCCGGCATGGTGTTTCGTCACCCAATCAAGTGCGAATTGCCTTCACGCCTCGAGCCACTTAAAGAGGCTGCAACGACTGACGGTCATTCACTTGCCGTTATGGCTGAGAACGTCGTCAATGAGGTCCTCAGCATTGGTCGCTACGGGATCCTTGTCGATTATCCGCAGGCGAACACCACAGCAACGTCAATTCCGTATCTTGCGACATACACAGGCGAAAACATAACAGATTGGGAAGTTCAATTTGTTGATGGTTTGAGAACGTTGACGCGCGTTGTACTGAAAGATGATTTTGACTCAGATGACGAAGACGTTAACGACGCCGCAGAAATGCGGCTAGAATTGATTCTCAATGACGAAGGAAACTACGAAGTTCGTCGCTGGAAAGCAGCTGGCTCTGAAAAAGGCACAAATGAAGATTCACCAACATTCGTTATGGTTGGTGAACCAAAAGTGCCCGTAGTAAATGGAAAGCCTCTGAAACGCATACCATTCGTGTTCATCAACCCTTACGATTTACGTCCTGAGGTTGAGAAACCTCCTATGCTTGATCTTGTTGACGTGAACATTGGTCACTATCGCAACTCAGCAGATTATGAGCACGCATTGTTCTTGACTGCGCAACCTACGCCTGTGGCAATTGGCGCAATCACAGAAAAGAATAAACCCGACGCTATTGGTTCAGGTGCTTTCTGGATTCTTCCTGAAGGATCATCTGCGATGTTCCTTGAGTTTGGTGGTGCAGGTATTGAGGCACAACGCCAAGCAATGCTCGACAAAGAAGACCGTATGGCTGCGCTAGGCGCGCGAATGATACATGACGGTAAGAATCGTAATGAGGCGTCAGACACCGCGAAAATGCGCGGCAAAGGCGAAATGTCATTGCTCACCAATGTTGTGAATATGGCAGAGGCGGGAATTGATCGTGCATTACGTATTGCAGCCGAATGGGTAACTGGTCGTCCTGATGACGTTGAAGTAAAGCTCAACCGTGACTGGGTTGAAACTAAGATGGATCCGCAAACGCTTAATGCGCTTGTGAAGTCGTGGCAATCAGGTGCAATGTCGCATCAAACGCTATATGAAAACTTACAGTCTGGTGAAATTGCTCCCGTTGATCGTTCTTTTGAAGACGAGAAAGACTTGATCGAAGAGGAGGGCGGTGATCTTGGTTTAGGCGTAAATCAGCTACTTGGCGCAGCTGCTCAGCAGGCGCCCGAGTCTAAGCCAAAAGAAGACGAGTCCGGTGAAGAAGAAGCCGCGGGCTCACAAGAAGGCAAAAGATAATGGTAACAACAGCGAGAGTCATACTGAAGGAATATCACTAAACGCGTAGATGCACCATGTGACTGATCAATTCGTGGCTTTTATCATATTGTTAACATCTTTTAGCATACCTTATTTTGACAGATTCTTAATTGTTCATTGAACGATTCTTTGTAATCGTCCATAGTGGTTCAGCGGGCGTCACAAGGCGCCCGTTTTCATCACACAAGAGAAAAGGAGCGCCTTTATGTATGGGCCAAGCCATCCCGTCAGCATTGACCAACATATCCAGAAATACCGCATTGGCCCAGACGAACAGTTTCAAGACATGTGTTGGCGCATTGCAGACAAACTTGCAGACAACGAGGCACACAGGCGCGACATTTATCTGACACTACTTCATCAGAATTTTATGCCTGCAGGTCGTGTGCAACGCGCTGTGGGTGCGCCGATGCGAATTTGCGCGCATAACTGCTTTGTGTCCGGAACAATCAAAGACGATTCCGTAGACATCATCGACAAAGTTTCAGAAGCTTTCCAAACAATGCGAATGGGCGGCGGTATTGGTTACGATTTTTCAACGCTTCGGTGGCGTGGTGCTTTTATCAAGTCGTTGCGTTCAACAGCATCTGGTGCTGTCTCATTCATGGACATTTACAACGCGGCATGTAAGACAGTTCGATCAGCAGGCGGCCGACGTGGCGCGCAGATGGGCGTTCTGCGCATTGATCATCCAGACATTGAAGAATTCATCGACGCGAAGACAGCTGCGTTGTCTGACGATGTGATGAAAGCACAAATGCTTCTAAGCATGAAGAAGACAGAGCTCCAAAAAGCATACGAAGAAAAGCAAGACGATGAAACTCTTGCACGCCTCGACTTCTTTGTTGAAATGGAGCCTTTCATGCTCGACATGGTCGAGAAAGTTTCAATTCAAAACAGGTTGTCTGCTTTTAACGTGTCAGTCGCGGTGACTGACAAGTTTATGGAAGCTGTTGAATCTGATGGCGACTTTGATCTCGTATTCGATGGTAAAGTTGTTCGAACAGTTAAAGCACTTCCTTTGTGGAACAAACTAATGCAAGCCACTTGGGACTGGGCTGAACCAGGTGTGCTTTTCATCGACAGAATAAATTCGATGAACAACCTTTACTATTGCGAAGTCATAGCAGCAACAAACCCTTGTGGTGAACAACCACTGCCTCCTTATGGCGCATGTTTGCTTGGGTCTTATGTTGTTCCGAAATACGTTCGAAAATTTGGTGACAAATATTTCTTTGACGAAGAGGCTTTTAAAGCAGACATTCCAGGCGTCGTTCGAATGATGGACAATGTTATTGATGAAGCTCTTTACCCGCTTCCTCAACAGGAAAGAGAAGCAAAAGACAAACGTCGAATGGGGCTCGGTGTGACAGGCGTTGCGAACGCAATTGAAGCCATGGGCTTTCCTTATGGTTCAGCTGGCTACATCAAAACACAAGATAGAATTCTTCGCATACTTTTGAATGAAGCTTACCGAGCATCAGCTCTTCTTGCAAAAGAAAAAGCGCCTTTCCCTCTCTGGGATAAAGAAAAGTTCATGAAAGGCGAGTTCATCAATAGTGGCGTATTTGACGATGACGTTCTTGAACTGATCAATGAACACGGTTTGCGCAATTCGCACTTAACGTCCATTGCGCCGACTGGTACAATTTCATTAACTGCTGACAATATGTCGTCAGGCGTTGAACCCGTTTTCTCATACGTAACTGGTCGCGAGATAATCAATCAAGATGGCGTTACCAAACAGTACGTTGAGATTGATGACTACGGTGTGCGTGAGTTTAACGTCAAAGGACGACGCGCTGATGACCTCAGCGTTCTTGAACATGTGCAAGTATACACCGCTGCTCAACGTTACGTTGACAGTTCAATTTCCAAGACCTGTAATGTTGGCGGAGATGTTTCTTTTGATGACTTCAAGAACATTTATATAGAAGCATGGAAAGCTGGTGCGAAAGGATGTACTACATTCAGGCTCGATGGAAAACGATTTGGCATTATGAAGTCACTTGACGAGTCAATACCTGAAAACGAGATAGAGCAAATGGAAGCGATTGTCTCAGGCGAGGCTTGCGTGTATGATCCTAAGACAGGCACTAAATCATGTGAATAGGAGAATGCAATGCCAAAAGGAATGGGTTACGGAAAAGGTAAAAAGGGCGGCAAGAAAGTCGGCGGTAAAAAGAGCGGCAAGAAAAAGTAAATCATGACTTCCTTGAATGAACGTTTTATGGATTTTCAAGTCGCACAGCAAGTGCGATGGATCCGGCTACAGAACAGAGAAGTCCGTGAGGCTCTTCTGATCCTTCGTCGAGTCGAAGAGAATCTAAAAACTATCCTACAAGGAGCAAACATTGATGAAGGGCGTTTCACGGAAGCACGTTTAAACGCCCTTCGTATTCAAGTCGGGAATCTGATTAAAGCACTTGAGAGTGAGCTAACCCCCGTACTTGTTTCAAATGTTCGTGATGCTTTAGAAGCAGCGGCTGAAGTTGAAGAAGCTGCTTTCGTTAGAATACTGCCCGCAGGTCTTGACGTTACCACGCCTAATTTGGGCGTGCTTCAAACAGCTGCAACTTCAACGTCGTTCAATGGTGCAACGACCACTGAATGGGCAAGAGCATTTCATAGGTCACTCACTGAGACAACTTGGCGAACGATTGTTGATGGAATAACCTCTGGTTCAACAAGCGACGATATTGTCCGAGAATTGATCGGAACAAAAAGCGCGCGATTTAAAGACGGTGCACTACAGGCAAGACGGCGTGGACTTGAAGCTCTTGTTCGAACGTCAATCAATCACGCGACAAATCAAGGTCGTCAAGCAGTCTGGGAGTCAAACACTCACTTACTCAAAGGTGTTCGATGGGTCGCGACACTCGACACAAGAACAACACCGATTTGCAGGGAACGAGATGGTAGAGTTGGTCCTGTGGTGGATGACCCAAATTGGACACCGCCTGCAGGTTCATCAAAACTTGATCCACCATTTGCAAGACCACCTGCTCACATCAATTGCAGATCGACAACAGTGGCCATAACTAAATCCTGGAAAGAACTTGGCTTTGACGTTGAAGACTTGCCTCCCGCAACTCGCGCGTCAATGGATGGTCAAGTACCTGCAAACACTACCTACTTTGAATGGTTGACAAGACAGTCGTCTGCAACGCAAAGTGAGGTGTTAGGTCCAGCTCGAATGAAGCTGTGGAAGGAAGGCGGAGTCACGCCTGATAGATTTCAAAATGATGCTGGCCACTATTATACTTTGGCGGAACTGAAACGTCGCCAGCCTCAAGCCTTTAAGGATGCAAATCTATGACCTTCGAACAGTGGTTGCAAAGCAGACTAACTTCTCACGGCTTTCCAGTTGGTGGGATTGATGGTATTATCGGTAAGACAACGATTGCTGGCATTAAAGCTTTTCAAAAATCCCGAAACTTAACTCCAACAGGAAAAGCTGACGAAGTAACCGTTGCTGCGCTACGTGTCAGTTCTTCATCAGGTGAACCTGTAATTCAAGGGCGTGATGAACTTCAACAAAGAACTTCAACACTATCAAGCTTTCCTCGTCAACGTAATGTTGAAAGTTTTTATGGAAAAGTCGGAACCAATCAAACACGAATTACGCCTCCTTGGAAAATGAGACTTGCGTGGGATAAGCGTAGATTTATCCAAAAAATGACACTTCACGAGAAAGTAGCAGATAGTGCTTCTCGTGCAATGCAACGTGTGTATTCGAGCTATGGTGACGCAGGAATAAAAAAACTTGGCTTAGATCTTTTCGGCGGTTCGTTGAACGTCAGAAAAATGCGAGGGGGATCTCGTTATTCAATGCACAGTTGGGGTATTGCGATTGACTTCGATCCTGAACGAAATCAATTACGCTGGAAAGAGCCTCGTGCAAGATTGTCTCATGATGACGCTGTTCCGTTCTGGGAAGCCTGGGAAGCTGAAGGTTGGATTGCACTAGGTCGAGAACGAAATTTCGATTGGATGCACGTTCAAGCTGCGAGGTTATAATGACACGCCTTGAAAAAGCGAAAGCGTGGTGGAGACCTGCGTTGGCTTGGTGTTTTGTTTTTGGTTGGTTTGCAACACTCGCAACTATTCTTGCTTTGCTTTGGCTTGGCAGAGTTACGCTTTCGGACGCAAGTGGTCTTTTAATCGCTCTTGTTGCAGGTGGAGCTGCTCCAACTACAACTTACGCTCATGGGAGGACAACTGAAAAACGATTTGGTGTTGATGAAACAACACCCCCTCCTGGATTTCAGCAAGACTGATTAAGACCTTTTTACTCACATAACTCAGTTTATATCGACCTCGATCAACGGTAGACGGCTTTAAACCAGCGCGATAACATAGACGTGCAAAAGCGTTCATTAAGCTGTCTCGGTGTGAAGCAATCACAAATAAACCGTCACGAGGAGACCCTTTGATCGTTTAGCTCCGAAAGGAGGTGATCTTGTATCTGGCAAAAGGCCGCGCGTTAAACTGCGTGGCCTTTTGTTCGTTCAACATCAAATTGAACAGTACCTTATTTTTAGAATAACCGAGTTATAGCATCTTCAATAACTCGCTTGCAGGTCTGAAGTCCTTTTTCTATCTTCGGGTTGACTGACAAACCTGAGGGCCTCAGGAGCGGTCTAGGCAGAGCCGAAGAGAAGGATAATATCACTATGCCATTTTTTGACCAAGAAGGTAAAGAAATCGAACTTGGTGCAGATACCCCCGAGGTAAAAGCATTGCTCGATTCCGCTATTAAGGAAGCGACTTCCGGACTAGCAGCAAACCGCGACGAGATTTTGGGCGAGAAGAAAACTCTCCAACAGAAACTCGATGAAATGAGCCAGACTTGGGGCGACTATGATCCCGAAGCTGTCAAAAACATTATGTCGCGACTTGAAAACGACGAGGAAGCAAAACTCCTCGCAGAAGGCAAAACTGACGAAGTTATCGCTCGTCGCACAGAACGCTTGCAAGCGGACCATGCGAAACAGATCGAGAACTTGGAAACGAAACTTGCAGAAGCAATGGGCAACTACGATGGCGCTCAAAGCACTGTTAAGCAGCTCAAAGTTGAAGGCGGTCTCCGTCAAGCAGCTGTTGAATTAGGCCTCGTTCCGTCAGCCATTGAAGACGCGTTGTCGCGTGCAATGGGCGTCTTTAAGGTCGGAGATGATGGTTCACTTGTGCCTGAAAACTCAAGTGGTACTATTTATGGCAAAGATGGTAAGACTCCTATGAGCCCCGCTGAATGGCTCGAAACTATGAAAGAGACTGCACCACATTGGTTCCCAGCTCCTTCTGGTGGCGGTGCAGGCGGCGGGAACAATCGTGGCGGAAGTCACACAATTAGCCGCGCTGATGCGCGTGACGTTCAGAAATATCAAGCTGCTAAGAAAGCAGCTGCTGATGCTGGCGTAGCGTTGCAAATCGTAGCTTAATCTCGAACCGCCGCGCTGATGCGCGGTTCATTAAATCGCGCTTCGGCGCAAGGCAATCGAAAGGAAAATTACGATGCCAAATACTCTGGGTAACTACAATCCCGAGTTCTACGCTCAGGAGGCCCTGATCCAGCTCTACAAAGCGCTGGGAATGGCAGGCCGCGTTCACCGTGGTGCTGAGCAAGAACGAAATGGTTCAGGCAACCAAAAAGGTGACACGATCAACCTTAAACGCCCAACGAAATTCACCGCTCAAGAGCACGTCAAAGGTACGGGTTCAAGCGCGCAGGATGTTGTTGGCGAAAACGTTGCAATCAAACTGAACAACCACCAGGAAGTTAAGTACAAACTCACTGACCGTGAACTTGCTTATACGACCGAACAGATCATCACCGATCACATCACGCCTGCTGCTTACGCACTTGCAGACAAGATCGACCAAGACTTGCACGCGTTGGGTTCCAAAGTTGGTCCTAAAGCGCACATTTCTGGTTCGGCTTCAAGCGGCTTCATTACTGGTCCTCGTAAAGTTCTTCGGAACAACGAAGTTCCAATGGACGCTGGCATGATCCATTACCTTGTTGACTCCGGCATGGAAGCAGCATTCTTGGATCTTGGTATTTTCCACGAAGCACGTATCACAGGCGACGGTGCGAATAACGCTGCATTGATGAATGGCTCTTTGGGTCAACGATTTGGTGTTGAAGTGTTTGCATCGCAGAACGCTGACGTTGATATGAGCGCAATGAGTTCGACTGCTACTGCGTCTGACGCGTCAGGCGACAGTGTTGGTGCTGTTAACAACGCGAGTGGTTATGAAGCAAATGCGAACACAGTTGCTGTTGATGGTTTCACAGGTGTTGAAACTGTTCAAATTGGTGACACGTTCACAATTGCAGGCGACCCAACGGTTTACACGTTGACTGCTGACACTACGTTTGCAGCTGGCGCAGGCAACCTTGTGTTCTACCCTGACCTTCGTCGGAACACTGCAGACGACGCTGTTGTGACTTTCAATCAACTTGACGCAATTCAAGAAGCTGGTCACATCCGCAATCTTATGTTCCACAAAAATGCGTTTGCACTTGCATTTGCTCCTCTACCAATGACTGGTGACGGTCGTGGTGCGGAAATGGCAACTGTGACTGACGAGATCTCCGGTCTGTCTGTTCGTGCTCGTATGTACTATGACGGTGATACTGCTTCGAATTTCGTTGCACTTGATGCTCTTTATGGTACTCAGGTTCTTGACCCAATGCTCGGCGCGCAAGTGCTTCGTGCATCAACGGTCTATCCTGCGTAAGAAACAGCTTAGGCGGGGCTTTTAGTCCCGCCTATTTGCGTGTAACATTACCCGACATGAAAGGACAATGAAATGGCAAAAGACATGACCACTTATCCTGTCTCAAAAGGCAAGGATGGAAAATTCTTCGGTTATGCTGATGCGACTCAAATTGCGAAAAGCAAAGGCAAACTTAAACTGTTTGACCCAAGTGCAGCTGAGCGCGTGAAGATCGAAAAAGAAGTTGCTGCAGTTGAGGCGAAGGAAGCCGACACAGCAAGCAAAAAAGAAGAAGCAAAACAAGCTGGCGGTGCTGACGCATCAGCAGTGAAGAAAGGCCCCGCGTCTAAATAAGCACGCGCTGGTACTAATACCAGGCGTGTCTTAACGGGCACGCCTTTTTATTCCTGGAGGTAACATGGACGATCAAACTCAAATCAGCTTGACAAGGGCAGAACTAAAGTCGCTGCTTGAGGAGGCCGTCCAAGACGCTTTCACAAAAATGGGTATGGACGTTACCGACCCAATCGAAATGCAAAGAGATTTTCAACACTTGCGTGAGTGGCGAGTAGCTGCGGCAGCGGTTCGAAAAAAAGGACTTCTAACACTCGTCGGTATAATCGTCGCAGGATCAGCAGCTGCTTTCTGGTTAGGCTTCAAAGCGATGATGGTACCACCATCTTAATTATTGCTTGGATGCGTGACGGTCTTGAACTTAGTTATACGAACAAGATCAAAAGGATAACGTATGCCAAAAACAATAACAGTTACGCCTCAACAAACTTATGATGCGCTAGTCGACAATCGTGGTAACATGCGCGCAACTGCTCGTGACCTTGGCATATCTCGTGGTGCAGTAAAGTACCGACTTGATCGCGCTGCTCGTGAACTCGGACTTACTTTTGACAAACCAACGTCAGGCGGCGTAATTGCGCAGACAGCTGCGGTGAAGCGTCCTTTGCCTACCAAAGGCAAGTTGAAGCGTTACATCATTACAGCTGCACAAAACAACACTGACGTTCACACAGAGTTTTTCGTGAACCTTGTTGCATATGCAGAAGCTCTCGACGCAGAGCTTATGGTTGGTACATACTCCTACAATCGCGCGTCGTACTCTCAAAAATCAACGAAACGAAATCTTGGGCCCACCGAAGACGACAGGCAAGGCGATTGGTATGACCCAATCCTTACTCCTTACTTCTGTGACGAGACAGTTGAACTTGCACCGATGCTTGAATGGCGCGGTGAATTGAACATTCAGCCAACAGCAAAACGTCCTTTGACGGGGCTTGAAACTTATACACAGCGAAAATCCGGTATATTTCCTCACGCAAAAATTCAGCTCACTTCCGTCGCAGGAACAAAAGCCGACGGCGCAAAAATGAATTACACGACGGGCACAGCAACTATGCTGAACTACGTCAAGAAAAAAGCAGGGCTTGAAGCTGAATTTCATCATGCCTATGGCGCGTTGATCATCGAAGTTGACCATCTTGGCGACTGGTTCGTCAGGCAGTTACACGCTGACACTGATGGTAGTTTCTACGATATTCCCGACCTTGGTCAAAAAGGCGCTATCATTGTAAAAGATGGCGAAGTTAAGACAAATGGTGTTCCTGTTGAAGCGATCAACTGGGGCGATATTCACACAGAAGTTATTGACCCTGAATGTAAGGCCCTTGCTTTTGACAAAGGTGGAATGCTTGATTCTTTGAAACCAAAGCACCAACTTGCACACGACATTATTGACTTCGCAGTCAATAAAGGTCACCATGATCGTCACAACTCGCACATGCGCTTCCGCAAAAAAGTTCTTGGTCAGACAAACGTCCGTTCCGAGGTTGAAGGCGTCAAGAGTATGCTTGATTATATGCGCCGCGACTGGTGCTTGACTGTTGTTGCAGACGCAAATCACGATAGGCATCTCGAACGTTGGTTAAACGAGAATGATCATCGTCACGACGACACGAACGCAATCTTCATGCTTGAGTGTGAACTCGACTTCAGGCGCGCTATTGAGAAAGACCCAAAACGTAAATACTTATTCCTTCATGAAGCTTTGAAACGAATGGGCCTGCCAAACGATGACTTATTCCTTCATGCCGATGACCAGTTTGTCATCTGTCCTGATGAAGGTGGTGGGATCGAATGTTCACTTCATGGTGACATAGGACCTAACGGTTCACGCGGATCACCAATTGGTCTCAGTAAGATGGGTCGTCGTGCGAATACAGGTCACACGCACTCAGCTTGTATCTTAGACGGTCTCTACGTTGCGGGCACGTTATCATTGCTTGAACAAGAATGGAACGTTGGTCCCTCGTCATGGTCACATTCGCAAATTGTTACCTATCCAAACGGTAAACGCACCATTGTGACTTTTTATAATGGTAAGTGGCGTGGCAACACCTAATTCAATCAATAACTAAGTTATTTCTCAAGTCGTTTCATCGTTGATGCTTGGCATTAGATGCCATAGGATCGCAACGACGAAAGGACTTTGTTATGACGTTGACCGTAGGAACTGATGCTTATTTTACGCTTGATGGCGTGCGCGCATTTTGGGCAGCTCGCGGCGATACAGCATGGGCAGCGCTTTCAGATGCAGATGCAGAAGTTCACATTCGAAAAGCAACAGATTGGGTTGATCGAAACTTTGAATTTATTGGTGACAAAGCCACTGGAATACAAAGATTAAAATGGCCACGTCGTTATGCAGAAATAGAAGGTCATGCGGTTGACGAAACAACTATCCCTTGGCAAGTAGAAGAAGCGACAGCACACGTTGCAGAGCTTTATCGTGCGGGAACGTATGACCTAGAAGGCATCTTGACTGACGATGCCGCTGCAATCTCAATGCAGAAAGTTGACGTTATCACTGTTCAGTATGACACGTCAAAACGTCTTCAAGGCGCGGACATTCCTTCACACGTTTACGAGCTGTTAAGTTCAGTGACAAGAAACAATAGTGGAGGGCTTAAACGCGCATGACGTTTTACACTGGCCTACGCGATGATACTGCAGGACCTTTGATTGACCAGTTTGGTCAGTCAGGGACTTATCGCGTTCATGCAAGTGAGAGTTACGACAACGCGACAGGAAAAACGACAAAAGGAGCGCCAACTGACACAGCAGTAAAACTGCTTGAACTGAAAGGTGCCGGTCCTCGACAAGCTCAGGAGTGGAGCGAAGACGTTGCGAGTATGATGCGGACGGTTGTTTTGCTCTCAGCGAAGGAATTTGCCGCTGAAGGCGTGACACCTGAAGTTGATGAAGTGTTAATTTATGCGGGAAAAGAAAATAGGATTTTAGGAATTAAAGCTGTTGCTCCTGGCGGTGTCGCGGTGATTTACAAAATGGCGGTGCAATATGCCTAAAGGTTTATCTCCTCGACAATTCGCTCTTGATTTGAAAAAGTTTGGTAAGGTCACTCGTGATCAAGCAAGATTGATTTTTCAAAAAATTGTTCTTGACCTCGACACACGAATTGTTCTTGGGACTCCTGTTGACGAAGGTGTTGCTAGAGGTAACTGGTACCCATCTGTCAGTCAACCGTCTAACAACGTGTCACTAGGAACAGCTGACAAGTCTGGTAACAAGTCAATCAGCGCGGCTGCAAGTGTGGCAGGAAGCTTGAAATTAGGAGACGTTGCTTGGTTCACAAACAACCTACCTTACATTTTGCCTCTTGAAAATGGTCATTCTGGTCAAGCACCTGAAGGCATGGTGGATATAAATTTAAACGCAGTTGCTGCTCAGTACGGTGGTAAAATAACACGATGACTTATGCTGCTGCAAACGCTGCAATTCGATTGCGATTTGAAAATGAGTGGGATGACGCTACTCCTGTTCAAATGCCAAATGTAAAGTTTAACACACCTGATACTGAGTGGGTGCGTTTAAACGTTGCACAAGCGTCTTCGAGATGGGCATCATTTGGTGACCCGGATAACAACACCGAGAGAAATCTCGGACAAGTCATGGTTCAAATCTTCACGCCTTCGGGCGAAGGAGAAGGCCGTGGTTTAGAGCTTGCTGATCAAGTAAGAAGCATTTTTCGCTCGTGGCGAGATCCTGCTTCGGGTGTGCGGTTTCTGGTACCGCCGTATGCTCGGGTGATTGGCGTAGATAAGAAATGGTATCAAATAAACGTTGTCGCGCCATTCCAGTTCGACGACTTCACCTAACGGGAAAGGAGAATCCCAATGCCTGATTTTGGCACTTCCAATCGGGTGGCACTCCGTCAGGTCGCTGAGTCGACTTGGGGTGACACTCCCGCGACTCCGACATTTGATGCAATTCGCTTCACATCGGAATCACTGAACTACAACGCAGATTTCATCACGTCAGAAGAAATTCGCGCTGATCGAATGACACCAGACACTATCCAGGTTTCCAGCCAAGGCGCAGGAGACATCAATGGTGAATGGTCTTATGCAACTTACGACGCTTTCATTGAAGGCGCGATGTACTCAACGTGGGCTGAAACCGGAACAGCACAAGGTCCTGACACAACGATTGCTATCGTAAAATCAGGCGGCTCGCCCAACACTTGGACACTGACAGATTCTGGTAGTGGTTTGGCATCAAACTCGTGGGTTGTTGGTCAGTTTGTAAAAGTGACAGGCTTTTCTACTGCAGGTGATTTCTTTGCTGAGATCACGTCAATTGCTGCAGGAACGCTCGGTATTCAGCCGCTTACGGACGTTGCTTCGGAAGCTGCTGGCGACTCTGTTACCATCACGCCACTTGATTACATTCGTAATGGCACGACCAAGAATTCTTACACAATTCAAAAGTCGTTCAGTGATCTCGCAACTCCTGAATTGTGGAACTTTACTGGTTCACGAATTTCAACATGGAGTCTTGAGCTAGCTACTGGTTCGATTTTGACAACGACTTTTGGTGTCATGGCAAAAGACGGTCAAATGACTGAGACGCAGTTCGCAGGTGCGACGATCAACCCTGCAAACACGAACACCGTCTTGAATGCTGTTGACAACGTTGCTGCTATCGTGTTTGACGGCGATCCAGGTGGCTCGACGTTCTATTTCAACTCTTTGTCGATCAGCCTCGACAACGCATTGCGTGGTCAGGAAGCAGTTGGTACACTCGGGCTGATTGGTGTTGAAGCAGGTCGATTGTCTTTGACTGGCTCAATTGAACTTTACTTTGAGAACAGTTCACTATTTGATAAGTTCCGTGCCGCGACAGCATTCGGTTTGTCATTCTTGGCTCAAGACACATCTGGTAACGCGTATGTTGTGACGATTCCGCGTGCAAAGTACACTCAGATGGAAATCGTTGCAGGTGGTCTTGATCAAGACATCTTTGCGTCTGCGCAGTTCGAAGCGATCATCAACACTGCTGGTACTCACCAGTATCAGATCAGCCGTACTTAACGGTACCGAAGTGCGCACAGCGAGAGGGGTAGTCGGGTCTCCCCTCTCGCATCTTGTTCTTGTATTGTATAAATTAGAAAGATTGCTTATCTTGGGGTTGTCATGCTACCCGACCCTTAAGAAAGGATTTTTAATGACTGACCTGAAATTTGATATTAACGATTTTCGTCTCGATGACGAAGCCGTGGAAAACGGTGTGTGGGTTGACTTCGGCGGTAACGCTGCTTTTAAACTCGCGCCTTTCGACAATCCTTCATTTGAAGACGCTTTCCGTAAAGCCAACAAACCTTACCAAGATCTTGGCAAGAAGCCAACAACCGAAGAACAAGAAACGATCATGTGTCGCACAATGTCACAGTTCATCGTTCTTGATTGGCGTGGTGTTTTTGATGGCGACAAAGAATGGAAGTTCTCACCCGACAATGCTTTCCGTCTTTTGACTGAACTACCACGCATTCGCGCGCGCATCATTATCGAAGCGCAGAACCTCGAAAACTTCAAAGCGAAAGCTCGCGAGGAAACCGAGGGAAACTAAAAAGCTGCGTCGTTTGGGAAATGAGCTACGGCGACAGGATCGCCGTACTTCAAAAAATTGCTGAACGTTCTGGAAAACTTCCTAGCGCATTAGCAAACAGACCAGTACCTTCAACGCACGCAGCACCTTATTTCGCCGCTTTCAAAAGGTTACACTCTTCGCGTATGATGGGAGGTAACGGCACACCGTCTGGGATTGCTCTGTCAGAGATCGAGTCCTACGCACGCATGTTCAAGTTCGATAGTCTAGAGGACCGTTTAGATCTTGTCCACTATGTGAAAATCTGCGACGACGCCTGGTTAACTGAGGTGAACAAGCGGAGAGAACCAATTGCCAACGCAAGAAAGCACGCTCCGGGTAGGCGTCGATAGTAAACCAATGATTGACGGAGCCCGCAAAGGTGAGCGGGCTCTTGAAAAACTTGGTAAAAAAGGTGAAGACCTTGGCGCTACCTTTGACAAGATAAACAAACGAACAACCTTGTTGACGAATGTCTTCAGGGGTTTAGTTGCTGTTGGCGTTGGTAAATTTTTCTTAGACGCAACTCGTGCTGCGGGAACGTTTGAAACAAAGATGGCCGAAGTGTCAACTTTGGTAGACACAGCAGTGTTCGATTTGAACAGGCTTGAGGATGCAATCCTCAGTCAATCGCGTGCATTCGGTCAATCGCCTGTGCAACAAGCAGCGGCTGCTTATCAAATCATTTCAGCTGGTGCAGGAACAGCCACTGAAGCAATTAGTCTTCTTGACGCTTCAAACAGACTAGCAATTGGTGGTGTCACCGACGTGGCTACCGCTGCCGATGGTTTGACGTCTGTTCTGAACGCATACGGTATGGAGGCTTCAAACGCGTCAGACGTCAGCGACGTTTTGTTTGTTGGTATGCGTGCTGGTAAAACGACAATCGGAGAACTTGCAGGTTCACTTGGTAACGTCGCACCTTTGGCTGCGCAAGCGGGTGTCAGTTTCGACGAACTTGTTGCATCAATCGCAGCGTTGACAAAAGGTGGTATTGCAACAAGACAAGCGGTCACTGGTGTTCGTGCAATCTTGGCGGCTGTAACCAAACCGACACAAGAAGCCTCTGACATGGCTAAACGTCTTGGTATAGATTTCAATGCAGCAGCACTTCAATCAAAAGGATTTGCTGGATTCATGGATGAAGTTGTCAGAGCAACTGGCGGTTCATCTGATGCAATGGCACAACTGTTCGGCGGTGTTGAGGCTCTTGTCCCAGCACTTGCACTTGCAGGACAAGCTGGCGTTGACATGAACAAAATACTTGACGACATGAAAGAGCGCGGAGGAGCAACTCAAGAAGCGTTCGACAAAATGACGAACACGTTCGAGTTCCAAGGAAACCGTCTACGTCAAAGTTTGATTTCTGTGATGATCCAGCTCGGATCAGTCATAACCTCGGTACTAACTCCCGCGATAAAATTTCTTGCTGACAATTTCGACGCGCTAAGTCGCTTTGTTGTTATTGCTGCCGCGGGTTTCAGTGCGCTGTTGATCCCGTCGCTTTTCGCTATGATACCGGCTATTGCGTCAGTAACAGCAGGACTGCTTGCTATGGCAGCTGCTTGGCTTCTAACGCCGTTCGGTCAAATTGCAGCATTGATCATTGGTGTGTCAGCTGCACTCGCATATTTCGGTGACACTAACGTTGAAGTCGCTGGTCGTGTTGCAACTGTTTGGCAGGTTTTCCAAGCTGTGTTGTTGACTGCAGGTCAATATTTTAAACAATTGTTTGATATTGCGGTCGCTGTTTGGCAAGGCATCATAAATGGTTTAGGAGAACTTGCGGGTAAAGCCGGTGAGATTTTCACGCGTATTCTTGACTGGGCGGTTTCAACTTGGACAGGTGCTGAAACTACTGCAGGTGAATTTTTCACAAGCATAAAAAACAAGTTGACTGAATTTCTTTCGAATTGGGGAATCTCACTTGATACTGTGGTTGGTTGGATAAAGGCGGGTGTAAATACCTACATTGGTCTTTACGTTGGATTCCTAAGCGCAATCAAACCTATCATCACAGAAGGCATTCCTGCCTTGTTCCAACTTGCAATGGCGAAAGCCAAGAACCTTGCAATCACAGGTTTGCAGAACATCATTAACGTGTTTGTTCGCGGACTTGGTGGACTAGGAGACGCACTAGATTTGATTCCGGGTTTTGATGGGATTGGTGACTCAATTCGTCAGTCGTTAACTGTTGACTTCAGCGATTTGAAAGCTGACACAGCAGACCTGCAAGCTAATCTTGAAGAAGCGGGTTCACGTATTAGCAGCACGTTTGGTGAAGCTCTAGAACGCGATTATGTAGGAAGTTTCGGTGAAACGCTTTCTATGATCGGAACAAAGCTTTCAGATGATCTGGGTTCAAACTTGGACGGTGTTACGAAGAAGCTCGACACTACAGATCAGGTTCAAACTAAGTTAAACACAACACTTGACTCTGGTGCAGCAAAAATCACTGCGCTAGGCGACGCATCAAAAGAGTCTTCAGACAAACTTGACGAGCTAAAAAGAAAACAAGAGCAATATATTGAAGGGCTTGATTCTGAGTATGAGCGTATTCAAGCGAATAATGGGGGTGCTCGAGAACAAGTTCGTGCTTGGTATCAAGAACAGTTAATTACGTTAGACAAACTTGGTTTGAAATATGAAGACTTCTCATCTAGAATAGAAACTATTTTCGATGATAGAATGTCAAAAGCAAGAGAAAAAGATCTTGCTAACGCTGAGGATTGGGCTTCTGGAGTAAAAAGAGCATTAAACTCAATTGAAAAAGAATCAATGTCGGCAGCTGATATGGCTGAGTCAACGCTAACTGGAGCTTTTGATAAAGCCAGTGACGCGCTAGCTGATTTCGTCCTGACAGGTAAGTTCGACTTTAAAGAATTTGCACGATCAATCATCTCGGACATTGTTCGAATGATCGCAAAACAGTTAATTTTGAACGCGGTTCGTGATGCTTTTGG